CCCGGAGAGATATTCGTACTCCCAGTTCCGGCCCTCCGCAAGTTCATTAGGTCCCAGAAACTCCGGGGAGACGCTGGTATTCACGCCCCCCGAGAAGTCTCCAAAACGAAGCTCGGTAGTGGACCTAGAGACAGTATCTCCAGAATAGTGAGCATCCTGCCTAAGAGCCATCGTTCACACCTGTTTCTATTTTCTGCGTTAAGCGATCTGCTAACTGCACATCTTGCGTAACGTTAAACTCGTTCCTGTTCAGGGCTTCAATAGACGCTTCGACTAAAAGAAAGGGGATTAAATTCTCTGGAAGGGGGATCTCGTCTGTAAGAGATAGCGGGACTGGGAGGGGATTGTACCGTGTGTCCATACTGGTATTCCCATCCTCAACCATGTAGTTTGGGAACATGAACCGACTGTTTTCCACAAAGACCGGATACTTCCCTGCGAAGGAGTAAAAATCATTCGGAATCTTTGCCATATGGATTGCAAGATGCTTTTTTACAAACAATCCTTTTCGCGCTACGGGAGACCCGAGGTAGATAGAGGCGACCCCCCATTGGACGCAATTAAGCAGGTCATTATCCGTATATCCAGCAGAATCAATGTCATGTATCTTTGGGCGCAAGATATTTTCTATGAATGCGCTAACGATCATGGTTGCGCACCTTCCTTCGGATCAGCCACAGACTGGCTTGTCTTTCTGGTAGCTTCCACCGCAGCCAGGATAGTGGCATCCTGTGTAATCCCCATGTTATTTCGATTGAGCGCAGCTATGGATATTGAGGAGATCACCTTAGGTAAGACCTCGGATGGGAGTTCTACATCATCATCCAGCCCCGAGAGAGCTTGCGGCATCTTGAAGTATTTTGCTGTGACGCTTGAGTAACCAGTGAAAAGTTTTACTACGTCTCCATACGTCTCCATAGGGGGAACTCCGCACCAACCACGCCACCCCATAGGCAATGTATCACCATCAGTAAATGTCGCCCGAGCAATAGAATATTGGTGCTTCTGAGCGATAAGGTCATTCCCGGTATCAATGATGACCTGGTTGGCGTCATTCATGAGTTCTTCATCTGAGTAGAAACGCTTTCCCATATCATTTAACCTGTAACGAACTTTAAAGAGCAATTCTTCACACTTCATATCACATCACCTACACATAAAACGGGATGCGTGTGCTTGCCCGTCCCCTACGTTCACGAGGAATACAGCCAAGAGCCACAGAGGTCGCTACCGTCTCCGTGAGTCCATGGTCTCCCTCCATTGCTGCAGTAAGGATTTTTCTTAGCCCTCCCCTGAAGGAGTCTGGAAAATCCAGGACGTCACTCTCTGCGGTAGCTCTAGTAGGATTTCTCCAATAGAAAAAATCCACAACATCTTCTCCGGGAACTCTCAATAAACCATCTTCAATGCGAAAGGTTCCGGGTTTGCTATCTCCGGGGGTACCCGTATCTAAGTATCTCCCCTCACAGAGAACCCTTCGCACAGACGCAAAGTCCTCCGGTAAATCTGCCACACCATCCTCAAGTTCTATCTCAATCTCTTTTTCAAGAATAGTAGACGGAGTGCGTCCTAAAGCTTCTCCTAGCAAGCCCTGAGAATCATTTAGCAAGAGCAAGAGCTGGTCGTCGGAGTAGTTTGCGCGACTAGCGTCTTTAACGTAAATAAGCGCATCCTGGATGACATCCCCTGCTGTCAACTACACCGCCCCCTCGCTGGTTCGATACTCAGGATGTTTACGGAAGAATGACCGCACAGCTCTCGTTTTCTCTGTTTGGGAAACGTCCTGAGACAGCATAACCGCAGCGTCATCATCACCGCTCTGCGCCCAAAACTGCAACTCAATCATGGTTATAGTCCCGAGCTTGCGCATATTTCCGCCCTTGGAAAAGCCTCTCCCAGACTCCTTACGCTCCTCCTGAGCCAGCTTGGGGATAGCGTTGCGGTCAAACTGGGTGATGAGGGAGACCTTGTCCCCCTGCAAATCTATATCTTGTCTATACATGACTGGTCTCCCTCATAAACACTACACTACGTAGAACAGGTAAACCGTGAAGTCCCCTGCAGTCAAAGCCTCTTCAGCCACAGTAACTTTTGCAGTCTTCTCAGCGGTCAGCGCAATGGCAGTTGTCGCAGTCCCGAGAACAGGAATTCCATTCTTGGTTGCGGCATCCCAGACATCTCCCACCGCAGAAATGGCAGCAGCCGCACAAATATCTCCGGCAGAAGCCAGCGTGACGGCAATGGTCGCAGCATCAGTACTGGACGTGAACGTGGTCCCCACCACCACAATGCTATGAACCACAAGTGCTCCCGAGGGAAGGGTAAGGTCAAGGTCTACGTCTCCGGCATCAACACCCTCACTTGCATCGAACGTAGCCTTAGCCACAAGAAGCGCACTGGAATCGATCATCCCCTGGACATCGGTTGTCGTAGAGACATCAGAGATAGGAAGATTCTTAAGTGCTACACCATCAGCGATCTGCAATCCCATATCTATTCCTCCTCAATACAAAAAAAGGGAGAGCCATAAGGCCCTCCCTCGTGTAAAAATCCCCTATTCAGTTGTCTAAGACAGATCCATCCAGGCGTTACCAGCTTCCCCACGTGCTTCGAGGGTAAGCTCGCCTTCGATAACCTTCGCCATATAGGAACCCTGGCTATTGTAATCCTCAATAGTGATCTTGCGGAGCCATGCGGTCTTCCACAGATTCTTGTCGAGGATAAAAACATCGTTAGCGGTCAGGAAGCGGCTAGGCACAATTTCCACCTGTCCGAAGTCGGAATCGTAAAAATCCACTGCTCCGTAAAGGGTCTTCTTGCCAGCCTCGACGCTGCGGATTCCGCCTCCGGTAAAAGCGGAGATGACACGCTTATTGGTTCCGTTCACGAGAACAATGGTAGGAGTCCCGCCATTCTCCCATGCACCCTGAAGAGCGTTGTTAAAAGTGGTTTCGGTAAGGGAGTCAGGGGTAGACTTCTCAGTGCTGATAAACGCCTTAAGCCCCCCGAGCTGACGTGCAGTGCTAGCGTCCCCAACTACAGCGGTGGTGTTATTGACGTAGGAATACTCGATGTCTCGCTTGATCTCAGCCATCTTCTGCTTGATCTGGTGAGCCATTTCAGACTTCACTCCGGCCTTACTGACAGCCTCCTGAGTCTTGGATACCTTGGGTGCTTTGATGAAAATCTGCGTGTAGTTGGATACACGGGAACGGGTCGTAGGCTCAACGAGGTCGTAATTGGCTCCTTCAACCTTAGCGTTCGCTGCGGGATTTGCGAGAGCATCTTCTACATGCTCATGCTTAGTCCCGGTGGCTTTTGTTTCCCCGAACATAGTAAAAAGGGGCGTATCCTCCGGGGAAATCTGAGTCAGAATATCCGAAAGATCCTCTCTGTTTCCAACCTGTCCATATGTAAGATGTGCGTTTGCCACTTGAAATTCCTCCTAGAGTATGCCTCTCTCTTCAAGCAGTGACAGTAGTCCGCTGTCTGATTCCACGGCAGCTCGGGTCACCCCGGGCTTCTGTTGGGGAGGGGCTGAACCACGTGTGGGGGGTTCTGAAAAGTTAGGCTTCTTTGGCGTGCGAGACTTCGATGCAGCCTTATGCCTTGCATACCAACCCTTCCGAATCCCCTCGACAGCCTCAACAACTTTTTCTGCATTGCCAGAGAAGAGGTTTTGTTTGAATTCTTCGGCCTGTGCGACCGTAAGATTGTTGTAGTATTCAGGAGCCCAGTTGTAGATCTCCTCAAAATTCTGATCTCTACCCCGAACCTCCTGTATCACGTGCTGAAGCACGTTCTGTGCGTGAGACTGAAACTCCTGAGACTCACGCCTCTTCATTTCCTGCTGATAAGTCTGCAACGCCCGCTCTTTGATTTCGTCACGGACCAAAGAAAACATCGACTGGTGCATAGGATCTGTCTGGTCAAAGTCATCCACATCAATGCCAAGTCTCTGACAAGCACCGTTAACAGACTCCTCCACCCATCTCTTCAGAGGGTAGTTAGGATCTTTCTGTTCCTGGGGTGCCTGCTTCTCCTGGTACTGCTGCCTCAGCCGTTCTATCTCCTCCTGCTGTGCTTTAAGCTGGCGTTCCTTTTCGGCAACTTCCTGCATTCTGCGAGTAAAGTATTTCTGTCTCTGGTAGCCGCTTTTCAGCTCCTCCAGATCCACTTCCACCATCTCGCCGTCTGCCTTAAGCTTAAATCTCTTTCCGGTTAAGTTCTCGTCAGGATTCTCCTCTTCAGGGGGAACATCATCCCCCGGAGCAGCCTCCTGAGTCTCCTCATCACTCTCGCTCTCAACTTCATCGGACTCATCCTCCCGGACATGCTTGTTTTCAGCAGCCTCGTCTTCCACGGTCGGCTCCTGCTCTCCAAGCATGTTTCCCGAAGCATCAAATGCGATTCCATTGATCACGACTCCGCCGTCCTCTTTAACGCCATAACCGGAATCCATGGCGGGTTTTCCAGTTTCATTCATAAAGTTTGTCGCTCCTTAAAGTATGGATTTAGCGGCCTTATTGCCGCTTCGGATAGCCATATCTGCCTCGTTCTTGAAATCATCTGCCGCAAGCAGTTTGCCCTGAAGATGAGCCAATTTAGAGGCATCTGCGGTGCGAAAATCCGAGAAGCACTTCTTTGTGTATGTTTTCAGCCACTCGTCAAGAAAAGCCAATGCCGCCTTAGCGTTTTCCCCGAGTTCCACTACGGCTGCAGCTTTTTGGACAGCCTCACTTTCAGGGGCCTCCTTCTTCTGTGCATTACGAGGTGTAGTCGCTTTCCGTGTTGCTGCCATTACATCATCTCCTGTGACATCATCTGGTTATTCATTTCAGATTGCATCTCGTCGCTCTGAGGCATGCCTGGGGGACCCTGCTGAGCCATCATCTGCTGTTGCTGCAGCTGCTGTTGCTGCAGCTGTTGTGCAAGATCTTCTTTAGAGGGGAGAAACTCCCGTCTGGAGGGGATACCCAGATACTCGCCGAACTTGTCCAACAAGTTCCGAATCTCCATAGGCCCAAGTATTCCGGCTTGGCCGCCCATCGGGACAGCAGTCTGCATAAACTGCCCAAGGAGCTGTGCGCCCATCTCTTTAGTGAGCATCCCGAAGCCGCTGTCAACTTCAATATCCCATTCCCGATCAACTTCTTCGATCGGCACTTGCGTATTTGTCAGACGAACCAAGGTATCCTGATCCATATATTCGAGGTTAAGGTCAACCAGGTAGCGGTACAAAGGCTTCATGCAAGTCTCTGCAATCACGAGAGCCATGTCATTTATAACCTTATTGGCCGTGTTGAGAATATCTCGAACGCCACGGGCCGTCTTGTTCAGGCTCCCGGAAACATCTCCCTGCAGAATTCTCGACACACCTGTGCGATCTTGCTTCCAAGACGGGATAAGCTCCTTCAGGAAGATCATTGTCAGGTTGGAGATGTCTCGGGGTGGAAGATCCTTCACGGCTGCCTCTACAGGCCCTCTGCACTCCACATCCCTCATTCCATTGTAAACATCGTCCATGTTTACCTTGGAGGCATCCCATATCCGGGGGGTGTCGTTATTCTGAGCTGTAGCGATAACAGCTTGCCGAATAAAGGCTGTCGCCAGGTGCTGCAATTGCATAATAGAGGAGAGCGGGGATGCTTTTGGGAATATCCGGTGAGGCTCTATGTGGGGGGAGTTAACAAAGAACGGGTGACGCTTGCCTTCACGATCCTGAACTAGGAGTATCTCGTCCCGAACCACTGTAACAGCTATGTCTTCGAGCAATCCGTCGTCGTTAATGTCAAACTTCGTGTAATGTTCATAGAGCCAATATTCTGCAGTGCCATCAGGAACCACAGATTCGAGAGCATGTTCCTCGTGGTATGTCTCGTCGTGAAGTTCATCTTCCCCATCTGGACCCTTTTTCTCAATCTCTTTCAGGGCCTTAGCGTCATAGACACCCTCTCTCGCCCTACGCCTAAGCTCATCAAGAAGCACTTTTCTTCGGTGGATCGGGCGGCAGTCGTCTATGTGGAGTGCGTTCCAATTTGACATAAGGAACTCTTCCGGAGGGACGTTCCACAAAACTGGCTGATTTTTCTTGTAGCGATACTGTTTAACATTCACAGTAACTACGCCTGGAGCGACCTCCTCTGGCTCAGAAACCTCCATCAGGTCTGACCCGGAAGCCATAAGGTGATCAATTTGCATCCTGTCCTCTTCAAGAGAAAGGTTAAACGGTATATCCTGCTCGGACTCAACCTCTTTCTCCTGCTCCCACCCAACCTTAACCACTCCCCAGTTACAAATCAAACCACTTTGGAGAACAGTCCTAATGGTCTCGAATGCGTGAGTCTGCTTCTGGAGCTGCACATCTATCAACTTCTGGAGAGAAGCTGCAACCAGGTCATCATTATCCTCGTGACTCTCACCTGTCAGTGAAAGATATTCAGATCCCCCGCAAAAAATCCCACCAAGGTACGGCATAATCCACCGTACTGCATCAGCCACGGAGGTGTCCCGGAGAGAAGACTGTTCCGAGAGTAACGGGAACATCTCTCGATAATAGCTCTCGTCAGCATCGTAAGCCTTTATCCGCTCCATAATGGCCGGGTACATCTCTGAGTCGAAGTACTCCTGAGCACTTGTCCTCTCATTTTTTATCTGCTTCAGAAGACGAGTTTTAATCTTTGGATCTAACCTCATCACAACGCTCCCCTCTTCCGAGCATTCTTTGGCTTGCTTGTACGCCTATGGATAGGCACGGTAGCAAACTGCTCTGTATATGCCAGGGCATCAGGAAGATCGTCATGAAGCCCCTTTGGAAATGTCAGCAGCTGTTCTTTCATCTCCCCTACCCAGTGAGCATCTTTCGGGAACCAAATCGAGCCAGTGGAGAACCTGGGCTGTAGAGATTCTATCCGAATATCCTTACGCCCCTTTGCCTTAAGAGGTTCGATCCTGAAGAACGTATTCCTCATAGGCATTTCTTTAAGTAGAAAATGCTCTAACGCAGCCTGGTACGCCACTCGTTCAATGCCAACCACTATCGGTCTATACTTCTTCACGGCCCTAAACACAGCGTCGATCTGTTCAGACGGGTTGTATCTCCCGTAGTCCACGTCGAGGATAAACCACTGGTTATCCTCGTTCACGGCCACCGTGCAGACTGCTGTGTAATCAGCATCACTTTTCTCGGAGATCGCAAGATCCACCGTGGTAAACACATCCATCCCCTGAGTCTTGAACTCCAAGGGATCATAGTACCTGAAATAGGCCTCCTTGAAGAGTTGGCTATCCGGGGAAATAGCTTTACACATCTTCTCCCGGTACCACACATCAATCTTCCCGAGGCTCCTGAATGCATCTCTCTCCTGGTTTATCTGCTCCACCGTTAGCTTGGCAGGCCACGTGCTCACCATATCTCCGTCATTCCCCTTAACCATTGCGGGAACACGCATGGTGCGCCATCCCAGAGCGTCCTTAGCTTCAAATATCCGCTCTATAATGCAGCCTTTCCCCAAGTTATTCCCTATCAGGAATATCCGAGACTTGTTCCCCAGGAAGTGAATGTCAGACAAAAACCAATCCCAATCAGCATCAAGCACCGTGGAGGAACGGCTATCCTCCGTATCCTGGGGGTCGTCTATAACCACCAACGACGGCCTCTTATCCCGCCACACAGCTCCACGTATGGACGAACCCTTACCATAGGTCTCCAGGCGAACCCTGCGGAGAAATCCATCATCCTTGCCGATCTCCCTACGATATGCTACCTCAAACGCATCTCCATTCTGTTGGATTATCTTATGCTTGAGGTATGACAGCATAGGGTTACTCAGCCACTCATCTACCACCTCTTTGAGGCGTTTTTCAGCCAAGGCTTTCGTAGCACACACGATCAAGACGTAATCCCGATCAGGACGTGGGAATGTCAGAGCGTGTAACAGATTCCCACGTATGGCGTACTGAGTCTTAGCGGACTCACGGAACCCCTCGATGGCGAAGTTGCCAGATCCCCGCAAGATGATTTCATCCCACTTGAAGTGGAACGGGGCCGGCTCTACCTCGTCATCCGAGGGGAAAAAGTGTTTCCGAAACTCAACCAAAGAGAGAGAGCTCAAGTAGATATTCTCTTTCAGCTTTACAGGATCAACATTAGCCAGAGCCACACTCTCCCTTCGGAAATAATAATATCCCCTACATGTTCTGCGTAAGGGCTAAAGGCAAGCCAGGAGTAGAAGAAGGGGCCACCTCGGGTCATCGTTTCGGGTATATAGTTACAAGATATCCCATAAGGTTTTTCTAGAACACTACTGTAAGTCTTACGTGTTATTCAACATCTTAAGGTTTATAAGACTTACATAAAAAATCAAACTCGTTCCTTTGAGCGAAGCGAAAAGGAACAAGCGCAACGAGCGAAGCGAGTGAGCATTGCCTTTGTTTTTGGTTTTGTTTTTGGTTTTGTATTTGGTTTTGCTTCTAAGTCTTTAAAACCAGCGTTAGATAATCTTGTTCTATATACTCCCCCCCTCCCCCCATTGAGACATTCTACACCCCTTGTCAAGCCCCCCCTCTAAAAACTCCTAGAGCGTTGCAATCACTGCCCTCGTGCCCTGCTCCTCTATTGGCTCATCTTTTGCCCTCATTCCGCATAATCCTTCAGGTTTTTACCCCCCCTTGACACGTGTGCTTAGCAAAATCACTTTTGCGCTTTTCATCTTCCGTTAACCTAGTTTAAGTCGGATGACTAAGCCAATAGATGCGGGACATTGCGGGACATGTCCGGTTTTGTCCGGGTTGTCCCGCTCTCGGAAAAAATCCCCTCCATCCACCTTTCCTTTGGCTGACCTGGTAAAAAATACCTGAGCCAATTTAAGGTCAAAGGCCCCGCCTGACGGCGGGCCGCTCGGCACGGGCTTCGCCCGGCTCGCTGAGTTTTCAAAACCTTTTTATAAAATACCCCTCACCGCCCGCTTTAACACATTACAGCAAATTTCCACTTAACCCCGAAAACAGCACTTTTAGAGGGGGGTCTTTTTCTCTAGGCATACTTTTATACCTCTCAGAAAAGTTACCCCCCTCAGAACGCATGTACATGCACTCTGAGCGTCCTGAAATGGAAATTTGACGGACTACCTAACCACAAATTCAAGCCAGGGGGTCTTGCCTCTCAATTGGCTTAAGGAATCCACCTCAAGGCATAACAGCCGTATGAGAATCTTGTAGTGTTGCAGGGATATATTATATAGACAAAAACCTTGGGTTGTTAACTTTCGACAACCAGTCTAATAACTTCCTGATGTGAGTGATGGATATGTCGTCCGTACTGATGGACAGAACGTAATCTATGTAAACAGACTCAGGGTGCTTGCTATGCAGAGCTTCGTTGGTTACACTTGTGGGTGTTTGCCACAGCGGGAATTCTCCGTTGTCGGAAATGAGCACTAGGTTTATGGACATGATACCTCCTGAAAATTTTTATGATGGGTAGGGAACCTGAATATTTTACCCCCCCATAAGGGATTGATATGGCTCCTTAGATATAGAAAGGGATAGGGGGTAGATGGAGTGTGAGGTTAGATGGGGTAACTATCCAGGTATCCGTGATGCACTCAAACACAGAAGTTTACTACGGAAAGACGAGGGAAGAGCGATGGTAATCTTTTGTAAAACGTTGATGTTGCTGGGGTGAGTAGTTAGGTATGTGTGAAAATGGGGTTGTATGGCTTAGGGAACCTATTTATCTATATAGGGGGCATGGTCACCCCCCCCACTTATGCCATACCCACCTCCCCCTCCTTATACCAGCAAGTCCTTGCAGTAACTGAACCCTTGGCTGATTAAACCGCAAGAAAGAACTAGTACAGTCTTGCCGAAAGGAGAAAACACTACAGAAACTAGTCATTGCAAGGGATCCGCGACTATGCGACACATAAGATGTATTATAGGACATACGGTTAATTAAACTTCATCTTCTCCTGACTCCAGTGATTGCAAGGAATAAGCGGTACCATCCACTACGTCGTTTAATTGTGTCTGGTAAACGCCTACCATTGCCGCTGCCAAGGCTTCCCGGGTTGATTGATCTAATTGGTAATTTTGAGTAATTTTAAGCTCCGCCTGATTGCGTTCGACTTTTGCCCAACGCTCCGGATGCTTGCGCGCCAACAGTTCCATGGGTCCGCGCCAGTCGCAGGACTTCTCTGCATACTCCTGGATATTTGAAAGCATTTTAGCTTCGAAAAGTGCTTGGGCGCGGTTCACGGAAATATAATACTTTAGGTATCTTGCCTCCTTTTTATCCCCTAAATCCCCTGATAGCAACGTTTCCCGCACTTCTTCTTCAGTTTCACACTCTTCTAATATTATCCCCCTACTCTGTAATTCTTCCAATCTTTTTTTATACTCCGCTTCTCCTCTTTTCCACCACAAAGACACGGAAGCCTCACTCATACCAACGGCTCTTGCCGCTACGCTAGCATCTAATCCCTTACTAACCATACCTGCAATCGTTTCAACCATCCTGTCTGTACACTTGGATGGTTTACCGCCGGTACTCTCTTTCACCACAATTGCTGGTATATTAAAATTCTTCGCTTCCTCCTCAAGTGTAAGCTCTTTGTTTTCCGCCTTCTTTCTGGCTCTCTTCTCCGCCGCCAACCGTTGCGCTATCTGCCTTTTCTGTTTTATCGCTTCTGTAACAATTTTCTTCTGGCCTACTTTATTTCCTGGTGATCTTCCCGCCATTTTTAATCTTCCCCCTCCGAATCTGCATCTCCCTTATAATGAAGAAAAAAATCCTTATATCCCTGCCAAGCGTTGCGATTACAGGGATAGTGCTATATTACAACCCTTGTCAACCCTACCACGCAAAATGACATTATACCAATATAAATACACTATTGACAAAACAAACCGTTGCAATAACTGCATCTCTTGGCTCAATTTACTGTAATTATGCCAGATAATGCCTTTATATGCAGAGAAAATGTCAAAAAAGCCCTTGACAAAAAAACAACGGCGATGTAAACTGGCCTTGCTCTTGGGGAGCGGGGCTTGCAACCCTGCCAGGAACCAGGAGGTGGAAAGGAGGATCTTGACAACCAAATAGACCACCACCAAGCACCACAACCAAAAAAGAGGAGGGACAAAAAATGGTCAAGAAACTGGTAAGAGCATGGCGCCACAGATTGCCGCGAAGCATCGAAGCAGCCCGGCAGAACTCGAATTACTTGGCATGGAGCAGGAGCCATGATTAGCAATCTAGCCAGACTTGCAACGCTGGCGCGGGAACAGGGAGAAACAGAAATTTACAAGAATTTAATGGAGATAATCAGACTTTTGGAGGAGGAGTAGGGAACACTTGGCGCGAGAGGGAAAAATCCCTCTCGCATATCAAAAAAACAGGAGGGAAAAAAAGTGAAAAAATTGCACATCCAGAAAGTCAACCAGAGAGCCGAGTTTGATCTTTTTGCAGTAATGGATCCGCAGAAAGAGGATTTTTACCCAGTAGTGCTTGACGCGGACACGCGAACAGGAGAGGCGTACCTCCTGACTGACACAGAAAGGGGTTGGGTGCCGGAAGATGTGTGGAGTGGTGCGACTCAGAGATTTACCTTGCCAATAGTTCCAACCCCATGGAGCGCGCAAAGCATTCTAGAAAGACCTTACGTTGTGGAAGCCTTACAGGATCTGATAGACAGCGCGAGTGATGATTACAGAGCGGATAGTGACGCTATCGCAGGAGCAGAAAACGCAATTGAAAGAGCTTGTGAAAACGCTTTGGGAATAGCGGCAATCGACTCTAAAGAGTGGTTTTCCGACCGGAAGGATCGCGACATTTACGATATGTACGATTTTGACACCAAGGAAGATGGAAAGATCGTTGAGAGAATTAAAAAAGATTGGCACGGATGTTGTATCGCTGGGGACTACGTACTCTATCTAACAGATATTGATCTATATGTGCGTAGCGTTCGCGGATCCGTCGAAAACACTGACTAGGCCGAAACGGGGAGAAATCCCCGTCTGGGAGTGATACTCCCACTGACGAGGCTGTCAGATAAAAAAAAGGAGGTTGTAAAAATGTTACACTACAAAGTAGCGGAAACACAAGAAGAGCGGGATATTATCGAAATACTGGAAGCGCACGGTTTATACTTCGGGATTTTTGAGAACGGATTTATTCCCGAAGGCTACGATGAGTATAAGAAGTATGGTGGTTGGAACAAAGAAGGTATCCCTTGGGTAGCGGGGAATACTCTCGAGGAAATCGCGGAAGAGTGTTCTAAACTGTAGACAAAAAAAGGAGGGGAAAAAAGTGAAGGGATGTCGCAAGTTAGCAACTGTAACCAAGGGGGAATTAAACTGTAATTTCCTCCGTAGAGAAATGCGTAGATTACTGGAAAGCGATACTGGTAAATATCGGGATTATGGAATAGCGCCAGAAGGAATGCCCAAGCATATGAAACTGATTTATAAAGTGGTACCAGAAAAACATGACGATGTTTTGGTTTTAATCTACGAAACCCCTTTTATCGGCGGTAACCTGTGGGATATTTGTATTTTAGAAGATGTCTCAAAGAGCACATTTTGCGAAGCTGTTTATGCAAAAACTAATTGTTTTTCCCGCGCAGGTTTAGATCAAATCTACGAGGAACTCAATTCCGAAGGCCCGGAGTACTGTTTCGATCCGCGAAACGTGATGTTACAATACTCCGAGTGGCTCGAAAAGCCAAAAGATTATGATTGCGCAACCACTATCAAGCTTTCTAACGGACATTGGTTAGAAAAAAACTACGATACGAAACATCGCTACTAGAAGCAATAAAAACACTTGGCGCGAGAGGGAATAAACACCTCTCGCAATTCAAAAAAAATAGGATCAAAAAATAGGGGAGGTAAAAAAATGTCTGGAAAAGTGCTTTGGCAAGGCGCAAGCAAGATAGACGGGGGCCCGGTGGTAGCGATAGCCACGGAGAGATCTAGTAATCGCAAAACAGGGGAAATGCTCCAAGTGTGGATAATGCGTTCCGAGACTAACCCGGTTGATGCTGTAAACACCGGGAAAGATAAAAGCGTATGCGGTGATTGTCCTTTTCGAGGGAGCACCAAAACGCGCTCCTGCTACGTCAACGTGGCGCAAGCGCCCCTTGCAATATATAAGGCCTATGCAGCGGGAAAATACGAGACGGTAGATGATATTTTTGAGTATGCAAGGGGAAAACTGGTCAGGGTAGGCGCATACGGTGATCCTGCAGCGGTACCGGTGGAAGTATGGGTGGATCTTTTGGGATCATCCGAAGGATGGACCGGTTATACTCACCAATGGAGGCAATTTCCTCATCTAAAATCAATCTTCATGGCTTCCTGCGAAAGTCTGGAAAGCATGCGAGACGCCAAAGAGCTTGGCTATCGCACATTCCGGGTAAGGATTCCTGGATCCCCACCACTTCTCAAGGAAACGGAATGCTTGAACATTGCTAGGGGGATACCCTGTAAACAATGCGGACTTTGCCGAGGGGGGATAGGCCCCAACGTGACCATAGAGCTACACGGGCCCAGCTATAAGGTAAAAAAGGCTATCGAAACAGGCGTAGTCTGGTAGGCAATAATGGCCAAGGGGGGATCTTTCCCCCCTTACAAGAAAACAGGAGGGAACAAAAATGAAGAAGACTATCAATTTTTACGAGTTTGAACGGGGATTCGTGGAGCGGAACCGCAAGGAAAGTTTCACATATGAGGGGCTCCGATTGATTTTCGATTACATGGAAGATCTAGAAGAAGATCTTGGCACGGAATTCGAATTTGATCCAATAGCGCTTTGTTGTGAGTTTACCGAGTTTGAGAGTATTCAGGAGGTTCTGGATGCTTACTCTATTCAGGAGACAGACCCAACCATAGATACCCTTCAGGAGTATTTCTCCGTGGTCCTGGTAGGGGAAAACGGAATTATCGTAGTTAGTGAGTAATCTATGAGAAAATTACAAGAAGAAGAGAAAGCACTTTTGCGGGAGTGTAAAATAGGCGCACCGGAGGGAGTTACCCCTCCGGCAGGGTGGAAAGCGGTAGGATATTCTCCTTCCTGTGTGGTTTACTACCACTGCCGGGAGGGATGGAGAGTAGAAAAAACCTCAGAACGGAACAAGTAAGAATTACAGCGCAAAACACACGTGGCGCAGGGGGGATAGAACCCCCCTGCATATCAAATCAACAAAAATCAGGAGGGAAATATAATTATGAACAAGAAATACGAACTAGTGACCTACAACAAAGAAACCGGGCTATGGCGAATTAGAGCACTTCGAGACTTCGGGAATGTTAAAGCAGGTGATTTTGGTGGATGGGTCAGCGGAGAGCATAATCTAAGTCAATACGAGACCTGCTGGGTTTATGGCAACGCTATTGTTTCCGGCGAGGCAAGGATTTTTAATAACGCTCGGATTTCTGGGGACGCTCGGATTTCTGTGGACGCTCGGATTTCTGGGGAGGCTCAGGTTTTCGGCAAGGCAAAGATTTTTGATAATGCGCGGGTTTATGGTGATGCGTGTGTTTTTGGTGATGCGTGGATTTATGGTAATGCACAGGTTTTTGATGATGCGCGGGTTTTTGATAATGCCCAAGTTTCTGGTTATGCTTGGGTTCATGGCGACGCGGCAGTCCGTTTCGATATGCGCATATGTCATGCACATCATGACAAGTTCATCAGGTTTTACGATCTAGGCGTGCATTCAATAACGGTTGACGGGGAACATCTAAACATCGGGTGTGAGAGCCGAACCATCAAAGAATGGCTTGAAATTGCTTCTATTGTAGGGAAAAAAGAAGGGTACACTGAGGAGGAAATTCGACGGTATGTAAAACAGATTCAGCTAATCCACGACGAAGTTTATAACTGATAGTTTACATCACCATGGCCGAAACGGGGGGAAATCCCCCCCCGTCTATCCGTAAGGCGGGTTGAGACTGGGGACCGAGTGGGATGATCGACAAGGAAGGGAATAAAAAAATAGGAGGGAATAATCATGAAGGTAACTGCAAGAGAGGGGATCATCGAAATATCAAGGTTGGCAAGGGTTCTTGGAAAAGAGAAGACGCTTAGAAGGAATGGGGCTGTGATGGTAAAGTCCTTTTTCTGGAGCCCGGGGGATCTTAGAGACGTGGTGAGGGTTCTTCATGCGGAGGAGTTCGGGCGCAGCGTGTGTGTAGACGGCCCTTGTCCTGCATGGGTAGGGATGTGCATTACACATTCCCTCCATCCATCCATCGTAAGGCTAAATAGCCTTGATGGATACGTGGCGGTAGGAACCAATATCCCGAGGGGTGGCGTAAGAGAGGGGGAGTTTGAGAAGGGGAAATTCCATTGGAAGGTTGAGAGACGTGGCGATGCGTGGCTCATAGAGTTGTCCCAAGTGGACCCAACGAAGCCTTATTGCCCGGAGGATCTAATGGATCTAGAGCCTCCCCAAGTTCCTGCTGGCTCGGTAGTGGTCATCTCAGGGAGGATGCCTAACTACATGAGCGCATCCATGGCTATGGCATACCACCACAAGTGCGCGGCGTGTGCGGCATGGCAAAGGAACGGTACCGGGATAGTGGTTTGGTCGCACTCGCAAGACATTACCGTTGGAGATGTGGTGCCATGCGAAAGGAATTAGCACGTGGGCTGCGGAGAGATGCGTCTGGTCGCATATGCGAATGCACCTCGACACAAGCCATGGAGATTCTCGGTGTGTCTAGATCGACGTTAAGAAAACACAGGGAGTTGTTGCAGGGAGAGGAGAGGATTGTAGAGGGAAAAATTACGTGGGTTTTTCCTAGAGGGGTGGTGCTGCGGTACAAACCCCCGAAGGGATTTGCACCGCCTAGTGTGGTTGCGAAGTACTTGATGATCTCAAGGCAGGCACTGCACGATCGTATCAAAAGGGGAACTTACCCCATTTACCGTCGAGACCCCTTCCCTGCCTGGGTTTGGCATCCAGGCATAGACCTGAGTAAGCCTGAGCATAGACGATAAGCCTGT